GTAAGCCGCCTGCAACTATCGAGCTCGAGTAATGAAAATTTGCCTTCCGGCTTTTTAGACCTCCAAAAAATAGAACACAACAGCGTATAAAAACAGCCCCGCTTTCAAGAATTTTCGCTTGAAGGCGGGGCTTTTTTGCGCCCGAAGTAACAGAAAAGTAACACCCTGGGCGGAATCAAACCAGTATCACGGTTTCTTTTCCTCCGGGCAGGCCAGGGCTTCCAGACGATCCGCGACGTTGTTTGCACGGTCCGGGTACAGGTGGGCGTAGGTGCCGAGCGTTGTCGAAATTTTTTCGTGCCCAAGGCGCTGCTGCACCAGAAGGGCGTCCGTGCCCATGTTGATAAGCAGGGAGGCATGGGAGTGCCGTATATCGTGCACCCGAATGACCTTCACGCCGGTGCGCTGGCAGCAGCGCTCCAGCTGCTCCTTTAGCCAGTATTTGGTGCATTCAAACAGGCGTTCTTCCGGCTGGTATTCGTAGAGCTTGGCAGCGTATTCCCGAATGATTTCCAGCAAGAAATCCGGCACTGTAATGAACCGCTTGGAACGGCGGGTTTTCGGGTCTGAAATGACGTCCTCGCCATTCAGGCGGGCGTAGGAGTGCCGCACAAAAATGCCCTTCCGTTCAAAATCCACATCGGCCAGGGTGAGGGCCAGCAGTTCGCCTTCCCGCATACCGGTCCAAAACAGAATATTGAACGCAGCGTATGCCGTAGGGTCTGACATCCCGGCAATGAACTTCTGAAATTCTTCCAGCGTCCAGAACTGCATTTCTTCGGCGCTGCTTTTGCCCATGGACCCGGCCAGGGAAACAGGGTTTTCTTTCAGGCCGTAATATTTCCCGGCGAACCGAAACAGGGCACTCATTTGGTTGTTGATGGTTTTCAGGTAGGTGGCAGAATACGGCTTCCCGTTCTTGTCCCTGGCGTCGATCAGGTGATTTTGCCAAGCGCGAATTGACGAAACCGACACTTCATCCACAAGCTGATCCTTGAAGTAGGGGAGGATCTTCGTTTCAAAGATCCATTGCTTCATTTCGTAGGTGGTGGGCCGGAGCCTGGTTTTTGCATCTGCCATGTAGAGCTCCACCAGGGAACCGAATTTCATTTTTGTGGTGAGTGAGCTTTTCGCCAGGTATTCGCGCTCGTAAGCCAGGGCATCCGCCCGGCGGGCAAAGCAGCTTTTCTTTATTTGCTTCCGCTTACCGGTCCAGTCCGTAACGCGGAAGATGCAATACCATTCGCCGGTTTTCTGGTTTTTGTATGCAGGCATGAGACCCCTCCATTTGCTGCTTTTCAACAGCTTTCCACAAAGTTTTCAACAAGTAACGCGGGTAACGCGTTGGTAACGCTTGCGGTAACGCGTTACCAATAAAAAGTTGAAAACACAGATTTCATGTTGAAAGTGAATTTTCTTCACAGGGATGGAATTCCAAAAACCGACGAACAAACGAAAGAAAAAGGTTCAACAAATTTTCAACATTCGCACCCGGTAACGCGTTGGCAACGCGTTACCACCCAGAAAATGCAGTTTTCAACAGACAAAACAAAACGGAACAACGACAAAAAACGATGCTTTCAACGCGGTTTTCAACGGCATAAGCTGCCGCATTCTTCCCCCTAACAACCCCTATCTTACATCCATGTATATCTAGAATATCTAACTTAATCTTAGATATTATTATCTTAGATATAGCTTAATAATATAATATATAGCTTATGGGTTAGATTGAGAGGCGGACGTTTGCGCGGCGCCACGAAGACATGGCACAGACCTTTTTCGTGACGTGACGAAAATGGTCCGGCAGTTGCTTACAACTTGACAGCAGCTTGAAAAATGAGTTCAACCCGTGCGATCCGAAAAGTTGAACTTGATGCCGGAAAACGCGCGGAAATAGCCTATTTTTGTGATTGAATACGCGCAAAACGTGCGGAATTGGCCTGTTTTTGTGATTGAATGCGCGCAAAGCGTGCAATAGCGCGAGAAAAAAACGCGCGGCGCGCGAATAACGCCCAGGGCGGCCGTTTAACTTGCCGGTAACTTGCCAGAGCAACGCAAGAAGCCCCAGGGAAGCCCTGTCGTGGCCTTTTACAAACCGATGCGGAAAACTAGACAAAGAAAAACAAAACGCCCACAAGGCCGCTTTCCGACGGTCTGGTGGGCGTTGCTTTTTACTGCACGACGGAGCTATCAACCCAGAGGTCGGAAACTTCGCCCGCCATTTCTTCGGCACCGATGGAGCCAGAAGCAATTTTGGAAATGAGAGCGGAATCGAGCGAGAAGCTCAAAAACTTGTTGCCGCTGGCTGGATTCACGACCCAGTAATCAATGGCCTTGCAAGCATCAAAGCCGTGGTTCAAGACTAGATCCTGGACGGATTCAAAGGCCCGGCTTTCCGAATTGCTGACCGGGAAGGCCTGAACCTTCACCACGATCTGGCCGTCGCAGGCACCGCCAACGGTAAGACTTTCGATTTCGCCATAGGACAGTGAAAGCTCCGGCGCTTCGACCTGTCGGCCGGTGCGGTTTGTTGTGAGGACGCTTGCGTCGAGCATGAAGGGCTCCGCTTCCGATACGGCAGCGGAAAGAGAGGCGGCGATACTTTCCGAGGATTCGGAAGCGGCAGCGGCGGCAGAACTAGAAACGCTTTCGGAAGCCGCAACGCTTGAAGCGACAGAAGCCGAAGATGCAGCCTCCTTGTTGCGATATTTGCCGCTGTACTTGATGATGCTATAAGCACACATGGCGAGAAAGATTAAAAGGCAGATTCCGCAAAATTTCAGAATGCCCTTCAAGATTCGTTTTATCGTGTTCATGTTTTCCTCCCTGGGCAGCTTGCCCTTTCACTTCCGAAACCAAATCAGCCCGCAGCGGAGGAGTTCTCTTCTGAGACGTTCTTCTCCACAATGGCCGTGTTCTGCGATGCGGCGCCTTCCGGCAGTTCCTTCAACGCCTGAATATACCCCAAGAGCCGGTCGAGCTGCCGATCAGACAGGGAACCGAGTTCCCCGGCGATTGCGGCCTCCGCCGGGCGCTGGGCGGCCGCTGGCGGTGCGTGTGTTGGGCTTATAGGCTCGCGGCTGTCCGTAACGCCGAGAAGGTAATCCACAGAAACGCCGAAATAGCGAGCAATGGCGGTTTTAATTTGGTCGTTTGGTACGCTTTTTCCGTGTTCATAGAACGACACGGTCGGTTTTGAAATGCCGAAGATGCGGCCGAACTCCTCCTGCGTCATGTGGCTTTCTGCGCGTAGAAGCCGGATTCGATCTGAAATACTTGCCATGCCGCAGCCTCTTTTCTTTAAGTTTATGATTCCTAAACAATTATACACGAATGGTGAAAGGATTTCAATTAAAGAAGTTCAAACTTGCAGTTTAAGAAAATGAAACTTTTCTATTGACAGCGGCAGAAAGTTTGACTATAATAAACTCGAAGTTTGAGAAACTGAAACCAAGGAGGCGAAAACCACATGAATTGCGAACTTCTGAAAGAGACCAGAAAGCAGGCGGGAATCACCCAGGAGGCCATGGCAAAAAAACTCGGCTACAAGGGAAAAGGCAGCTATTGCCTTCTGGAAAACGGAGATGTGAAGTGCACGGTTGAGCAGGCAAAGATTATTGCGGAAACAATCGGCATGAGCATGGAGAAATACCAGCAAATTTTTTTGGCTTGAAAGTTTGAGTTTCTCGAACCTATCACAGACAAAAGGGAGGAACACACATGAATTTGTACGAAATCAGCGTGGTGGATGGCAAAGGCATTACCCACAAGTCGAAGGTCTACGAAATTAACGTGGACGCTGCTTTCAAAGAAGCGTTTATCCAAGGGAGAATCTGCGGAGCCGAAAAGCTGGACGACTGCACGGTGCGGCAGATCCAAACAAACGCAGGCGTTTCCAAAGACACCGAACGCGAGTATTTGGGCCGAATCAAGAACATTCTGGATGCCCTGGGCCCGAACAGCTATTGCGCAATGGCCTTTGAAGGCTGCGTGGGGGATGCTGAGGAGAACATCGACAACGATTTTGCGGTCAGCATGAAGGGCCGTTGGCAGACCGAGCGCAAGGCCCACGAGAACATCCGTAAGAGCCTGACCGAAAAGGTGAACGCCCAGGGCCAGCGCATTGCAGAGCTTGAAGCCGAAGTGCAAAAGGCCCGGCAAATGGAGGCCCAGGCCAGGAAAGAGGCCGCAGAGGACAAAATTGCCCTGGAAAAGGCGAAGGAAAAGATCCTCCCGGACAACGTTGCCGCAGAACTTACCATTATGCTGCGGAAGCAGGCCGACGAAGCCGCCAAGGAGGCGCTTTACTACGCGGACCGGATGGCGGCAGAGGTTGAAAACTCCGTCCCCGTTGGCGCGTCCAACAGTGCAAAGAACTTCCGCAAGTGCCGCAAGGCTCAGGTTGATGCGCTGCGCCTGCTGGGTGCGCTGGGAAACATTGGAGGCCCGGAAGATGACGATTGACGAGCTCCGCATACTGCGCGGCCTTTCCATGACGAAGCTGTGCGAAGCCGCAGGGCTTTCCATGGGGGCAGTTTTCAAACTGACCAGGCCGGGCGCAGAACTTGAACGGGCCCAGCTGGGCACCGTTATGAAGCTGGCCGCCGGGCTGGGCGCGGTGATTACCGTTGACCCGGAGGGTGTGACCATAAGACCACAGGAGGAAGCAAAATGAAAATCAAGTCCATTACATTGCAGAAGATCGCGGCCGTGTGCGGCGGCCTGGGCCTTTTCTTTGGCCTGGGCTTTGCCGGGAACTTTGAGACGACCGGCGAAACCAGCACCGGCACGTTTATGGTTTCCCTGGGCTTTCTGCTTTTGGCCGTGCTGCTGGCCCGTGTGAGCTTTGCAGTGCAGGACATGGAGAAGCGGGAGAACAAGATCCATAAGGCCCAGAAGGGCACCGTGAAGCCCCGCATGAAGCGGAAGGCAGGCTGACCATGTTTCACACAACGGTGAAATGCGTGGACTGCGGCGCGCTTATGGTTGACGTGCCGAGCAATACAAAGCGCTGCGCCGTCTGCCGTGTGGGCCACAACAGAGAATCCGTCCGCAGGGCGAACGAGACCAGGAGGGCCGAGGAGGCCGCACGGCCGAAGCCGCGAAGCCTGGACGACGACCTGGAAACCTTGAAGAAATACAACGAGCAGCGCCGGGCCGCAGGCCTTGAGCCTTTGACCTATGGCGTTTGGAGGTCCAGAGGGGCCCCGGAGGAATACGCATGAAAGAATTTGACAGCATCCGCATTGTAGACAAGGGAGGCGACAGCCTTTCTTTTGAAATGACCGGCAATGTTGCAGGAAGCCCATACGACACGATCGTGTTTTTGCTTCGGGCAACTTCCGGCCTGATTGCCGCCTCGGCCAAGGACAGCGCAGATCCGCAGAAAGTGGCGGATGTTTTTGCAAAGTTATTCGCCAAGCGTATTGCGCAGGATATCCAGGACGAGCGGGACCGCCGGGCGGAGAGCGCAGAGGCGGTCGTGGAACGGTTTAACTTTCAGGTGCGCGAGATTTCGGAAAGCGTTAAGGCGTCGCTGGTGAATGATACGGAGCAAGAACAGGAAGAGGCTCAGGGCGCGGCGCACAAGCCTGCAAAGAAAGGAGGCTGCGAAGAATGATCCTTTTGTTTATTGGCGGCCTGGTTGTTGGCGCCTTAGCTGGCATCTTTGCACTGGGGCTTATTTCCTCCGGGCATTGCGCGGAGTGCCGCGCATATTACGACCGCCAGATGGAAGCCATGCGGAGGAGGGAAAACCGGTGGCAGTAAGTGAAGCCTGGCGGGACGTGCCCGGCTATGGCGGCAAGTACCAGGCAAGCGACATGGGCCGCATTGCAAACACCTTCTGGCACGGCCGGAGGCGCCAGAATGGAGGCCGCACCATCCTGGCCCGGTTTAAGAAAAAGCCCCGCGGAAAGGCCAGGGACAGCGCAAAACGCTTTGTGCACCTCACAGATCTGGAAGGGCACAGGAAGGAGGCTTCCGCCGCAAAGGTCGTGGCAGAAACCTTTCTGGGGCCAGTTCCTCCCGGGATGGCGATTTTTCACAAGAACGGCAACCCGGCGGACAACTCCGTTTGGAACCTGGTTTTCCGCACCCCGGAAGAAATAGGCCGCATGACCGGCGCGGATAGCACCCGGCGGCCGGTGCTGAAATTCAGCGCCACCGGCGAGCTGCTGGAATGCTATTCCAGTGCCCGCCAGGCTGCCAAGCAGAACTATTTCAGCTGCCAGGCCATTATTGACCGATGCAACGGCAAATGTAAACGGCACGTTCTGGCCCCGGACGGCAATTATTACGCCTGGGACAACACCGTGGGCGTAAGAAAGGCTAAAGAGGACCTTCGGGCGCTTGCCCGGCAAGAAGGCCGCCTATTTGCCCCGAAGAACTGGCCCGCTACCTAAATTTTACCACGAAAAGAGGTTGGAACACATGAGCAAACCCGCCACGAAAGCGGCAAACAGCCCGTTCTATTTGGCACGAATGGAGGCTGCGAAGGTCAACGACCGATTCAGCAGCCGCGAAGGAGCATCAGACGAAACGGGCATTGACCGTACCCGCCTGGCTCGCATAGAGCTGGACAGCATCACCCCTTACCCGGAAGAAGTTATGCTTCTGGCCGATGCCTACGACGCCCCGCAGCTTTTGAATTTCTATTGTTCGACGTGCTGCCCGATTGGCCGCCAGAACGTGAAGCCCTGCGCCTTGCAGGAGTTCGACCGCGTTATGATGCAGGCACTTGCCGCATTGCAGGGCGCAGACAAAGTTAGCGCTGCCATTATTTCTATTGCCCGGGACGGCCGCGTGGACCCCGGCGAGGATGTGCAGATGGGCGAGATCCTGGCCTACATGAAGAACGTTGCCAGTACAGCGGAGGCAATGCAGCTTTGGATCAAGAAGAATTTGAAAGGAGATGCCTACAATGGCAAGAAGTAAGAAAAGCACCCGGGAGCATTCCAAAATGGTGCGGGTGGACGAGGCAATGGAGATTTTGAGCGTTTCCAAGTCTACCGCCTACCACACCATCCAGAAGTTTAACAACGAGCTCCGCGCCAAGGGATACGAAGTGCCCCGGGGCCGCGTTCCTCGCAGCTATTTCATGCAGCGGTGCGGCTTATGAGTGAAGAAGAAACCAGAGAGCGCACCAGCGCGATTCTCGGCCGCCCTGTGAGCGATTCCGCATGGACGGAAGCCTGGGAGAAGGCCAAAAGAAAAATCCGCCATATCGCAGAGTTCTGCGGGTATGACGGATGCAGAGAGCGGCCCGGCTATATGGCGCAGCTTGCAGCGGAGTACATCCGCGAAGCGACGTTTTCAGCCTGGACAATAAAGAGAGGGGCCGCCAAAAATTGACGACCCCAGAACACACACCAACAGTTTATCACGATTTTTGCGAAAAATCAAGGAGGACACACAATGGAACTTTTGACGTTGAGCCTTGAAAACTTCCAGGGCTTGAAGCATGAGGAAATCCAGTTGGACGGCCACAGCGCCAGCATTTACGGCCGGAACGCCAGCGGAAAAACTACCATTTTCAACGCCATCACCTGGCTGCTTTTTGGCAAGCCGAGCACCTGGGCGAAGAACTGGGACCCCAAGACAAAGGGACCCAACGGGGATTTGCACAACCTGGAACACAGCGCAACCGGCACCTTCCGGCTGGACGACGGCCAGACCGTGACCTTGAAAAAGGTTTTCCGCGAGGTGTGGAAGTGCAAGCGTGGCAGCGCCGCAGAGGAGTACTCCGGGAATACCATTGACTACCAGATCAACGGCGTTCCTTGCAAGGAAAAAGAGTACATGGCGGCCGTCCAGGAGTATTGCAGCGGCGAAGAAACCATGAAGCTGCTGACCATGCCAGATTACTTCCCCTCCGTTATGGACTGGCAGAAGCGCCGGGAAATTCTGCTGGATATTTGCGGCGACGTTTCCGACGCCGACGTGATCGCCAGCACCCCGGAGCTGGCAGGGCTTCCCGAGTTTCTTAAAATGCCCGGCAGCACGACCCGCCTCTATAAGGTGGACGAGTACAGAAAAATCGCTGCCGCCAAGAAAACAGACCTGAACAAGAAGATCGAGGCCATTCCGAACCGCATTGACGAGGCAAGCCGCGCCATTGACAAGGACCTCCCGACGCCCGAAGACCTGGCGGCCAAGCTGGCCGCAGCGGAGGCCGAGGAAACCAAAATTGCAGAGGAAAAGCGGGCAATTCTGGCCGGTGATACTTCGGAACTCCGCAGCTCCCTGGCAAACGCCAAGGCGGACTATGCAGCGGCAAAAGCCGAGTACATCGAGGAGGGCACCGAGGCCCGGGCCGAGCACTGCAAGGCACAGGAGAAGGCAGAAAGCGAACTGCTGGAAGCCAAGACGGAGGCTGCCAACGCCAACGCGGATGCCCGGCGCAAGAAAGCAGACCTGGAACACATGAAGGCCCGCCGGGAGGCCATTCTGGCCGAGTACAAGGAAGCAGCGGCAGAAACCTGGGACGAGCACCGCGAGATCTGCCCGACCTGCGGCCAGGCCTTGCCGGAAGAAAAGGTGGAGGAGCTCCGCGCAGACTTCCTCCAGCGCCGGTCCGCCAAGCTGGAAGCCATCAACGCCAAGGGCAAGAAGGAAGCCAGCAAGGAAGCCATTGCCCAGCTTGAACGGGACATTGCGGACCTCGAAGAAAAGGCAACGGCAGCCGAGGCCCGCGCCGATGAAATTTACACCTCTCGCAAAGAGACCATCAAGGCAGAACCGCCCCGCCCGGACTTCTCCGAAACTGACCGCGGCCAGGCCATTGCGAAGACTATCCAGACGATTTCCGGCCAGATCGAGGCGGCCGAGCAGAAGCAGAGCACAGCCCTCCGCGAAGTGAACGAGCGCCAGCAGGCGGCTATGAACAACTGCCGCCAGATCCGCTATATGCAGAGCCAGGCAGAGGCAGCACAGCGCCAGCGCCAGCGTATTACGGAACTTGAAGCCGAGGAAAAGAGCCTGGCCGCGGAATATGAGAAGACCGAACAGGGCGTTTACCTGTGTGAAGTTTTCGTAAAAACCAAAGTGGCCCTTTTGACCGAGCGGATCAATAGCAAGTTCAAGTCTGTGAGCTTCCAGCTTTTCCGGGAGCAGACAAACGGCGGCGTCGCTGACTGCTGCGAGGTTTTGGTGCCCGGCGAGGGCGGCGCCATGGTGCCGTATTCGACCGCAAACAAGGCGGCCGTGGTAAACGCTGGCCTGGAAATTATCGCCACGCTTTCCCACCACTACGGCGTCCGGCTGCCTATTGTGGTAGACAACGCCGAGAGCGTGACCGAACTTCTCCCCGTTGATTCCCAGGTGATCCGCCTGGTCGTGAGCGCAGAAGACGAGAGCCTGCGCGTGGAGGTAGACAAATGAACGAATCTTTTATGCGGAAGGTTTACGAGAACCCGACCGAAAACGTGATGCAGCAGGGATTGGATTTTTACACCCAGCAGTTCAAGAGCCTTATCAGGACCTTTCCGTCCGTGGATATACCCATTTTCCTTGCGGCCATGAAATCCGTTCACGACGGCATCCGCGGCGTTTTGCCTGCGAATGGCCCGGAACTGGAAGACGACATTTTGAAACACATCACCACGGTTGTGATTCCGTTTCCGGGAGGGGAGAAATGAGCGCCAAGGACAAAGACCGGGAGCCCGACACGTTTATGATCCAGGCTTGCCGCTGCCGCCGCTGCGGCGGTTTGCTGACCAGCAAAGAGGGCGTGAGAAACGGCATCGGCCACGTTTGCCGCATGAAGGCCCTTCGGGAAATGCCAGACCCGAACCAGGTAACGGTTTTTGACGTCCTGGGTGATAAAGAGGAGAACACACATGAAAAATAATTTTCCGTTCCGCCCGCACTGGAAGAAGCCGGAGGAACCCAAGGCGGCCCCGGAAACTTCACAGTATCTGCCGCGGGCCGTTGAGCTGACCGTGGAGCAGCACAAGCCGGAAGAAGGCCTGCGGGTGCTTCTGGAAGGCTTTGCACATTACTTCAACCGCACGGCGGAGGCCCTGGGGCCGTACCCGCTGGCAGATACCGCAATGTTGATTGTGCTTTATACCCACATTGCGGCGAGCCTTTCTTACCAGGACCCGGCGGCCGCCAAGATGGCAGAGCAAATCGAAAAAGTTGTAAAGCTGCCGCCCGTAGATTTCTACGCGGCCAGCAAGAAATAAAAAATGGAGGAACACACATGAACGCAGAAAACGCAGCAATGACCCCCGCGGCCGAAAACGCGGTTGTAGAAACAGCTACCGAGAGCATCGGCACCCGATTTACCAAAAAGGTGCTGGCCCAGTTTGCCAGTAACACCGGCAGCCAGATTGCAGTAACGGAGTTCCAGCGCCGCCTTATCCAGGGATACTTTATCCAGATCGACCGCGCTCTGGCCGTAGCAGAGGAAGCCCGCGTGGCGAAGAACGCCAAGAACCGGGACCACAAGTGGGACGAAACCCTCCCCGTAACGTGGAAGTTCGTCAACCTCCAGGACCTGGCAATGGACCTGGTACGCTACGCCCGTATGGGCCTGGATATGCAGTGCGAGAATATGTTGTTCCCGATTCCGTACAAGAACAACAAAACGAACCTGTACGACGTGACCCTGATGCCCGGCTATAACGGCATCCGCTACGTTGCCATGAAATATGCGCTGCACAAGCCCAAGGCGGACACAATCGAACTTGTTTATAGCAATGACAAGTTTGCTCCGCACCCGAAGGACAGCCGCCACCCGGTTGCGTCCTACGAGTTCGAGATCACGAATCCCTTCGACCGCGGCGACATTGTGGGCGGCTTTGGCTACCTCGAATACGACGACCCGACACAGAACGAGCTTATTGTTATGCCCATGGCTGCCATTCGCAAGCGTATGCCCAAGTACGCAAGCGCCGAGTTCTGGGGCGGTACGAAACAGGTCTACAACAAGGAGACCGGCAAGAAGGAAGACACCACCGTGGAAGGCTGGCTGGACGAAATGTGCCGCAAGACCCTGATCCGCGAGGTTTTCAGCGCAAAGCACATTGTACGCGACCCCGAAAAGCTGGACGAAGATTACCGCGTGATGAAGGCCAGAGAGGTTGCCTATGCCGAGATCCAGGCGGAGGCTGAGATCCAGGAACAGGCCAACACCGTTCTGATCGACACCGCGCCGCAGCCCGCAGCGCCCGCAAGCCTGCCGGAGCCCAAGAAGACGATCCGGGTCGATGCCAGCACCGGCGAAGTTCTGGAACCCCAGGCGGCGCCCGCGGCAAAGCCCACCAGCCGGAAAGCAGCCCCGGCACAGTGGGACGTTGCGGAGCCGGATTTTTAAGTGGACATTCGGCCCATTGCCAGCGGCAGCAGCGGAAACGCCTATTGGATATCCGACGGCAAAACCCCGCTGCTGCTTGATGCTGGCATCCCGATGAAGGCAATCCAGATAGGATGCGGATTCCGTGTGCGGGAGCTGGGAGGCTGCTTTATTACGCACTGCCACGGAGACCACAGCAAAGCCGCAAAAGACCTTCTGCGCTACGGCGTGGACGTTTACACCGGCCAGGGCACCATTGACGCCTGCCACCTGGAAGGCCACAGGCTGCACGTTACGCGGCCGCTTGAACAGCTTACCGTGGGCACCTTCCTGGTTTTGCCCTTCGATGTGGAGCACGACGTGCCGGATTCACAAGGCTTTCTTCTGGAATCTACGGCGACCGGTGAAAAGCTGCTTTATTTCACAGATACCTATTACCTGAAATACAAATTTTCCGGCATTACCCACATACTCGGAGAGTGCAACTATACCCGGGAACGGGTGCAAGAAAACCTTGCAGAAGACACGCTGCCAACAGTTCGGGCCGCTCGGTTGATGCACAGCCACATGAGCCTCCAACACCTGGTTGAATTTTTGGAGGCCAGCGACCTTTCGAGGCTGAAACAGATCTACCTTGTGCACCTTTCGGCCGAAAATTCAGACGAGGCCGAAATGAAGCGCCAGATCCAGCGGCTTACCGGCGCGGAAGTGTACGTTTGTTAATTTCTACGATGGAGGACGACATGGCCGGGGTAAAAATTGAACAGGGGACCTTGACGCACAGAAAAACGCTGCGCCTTAAAGGCCTGCTGGGGATAGGCGTCGCCCAGGCGGTCGGCCATCTTACAATGCTCTGGGTATGGGCCGCAAACAGCACCAAGGACGGCAGCCTGGCGGGAATGACGCCGACGGAAATCGCAGAGGTTTCCGGGTGGGCAGGCGAACCAGCCGACTTTCTGGCGGCCATGATAGATGCCGGTTACATAGACGAAGCACCAGACGGCTTCCGGCTCCATGATTGGGCCGAAAACACAGGACAGATTGAAGCGGAAGCCCGCCGGGAGGCAGCACGAGAACGGCAACGGAGATTCAAAGAGCGAAAGCGGGCAGAGAAGGCCGCAGAGGCCGCGAGGGCGGAGGCAAGCAAAGTCCCTGCGCCGCAACAAAAGCCGCTTGTCGTGGCCCCGCAGCCGCCGCAGAGGACGGAACCACGCACAGACCCAGAACTGGCCCGGGCCGGACAGTTTTACTTGAACAACATAAACCCGACGCCGCCGCGTTGGGAGCTTGAAGACCTGACCCAGGCTGTCGCTGAGTTTGGCGCCGACGTGGTGATCCACGCAATGGAAATCGCCCAGAGAAACAAAGCGCCGAACTGGAAATATACCCGCGGCGTACTGGCGCGGTATAGGGAGAAGGACGTGAAAGACCTTGCGGCGGCCGTCGATGCGGATAAATGGACAAAGGAGGAAGCACGAAATGGAAAAGCTGGGCGATATGATCGCCAACGGGACGCAGTCCCGGCAACCCAGGACCTCGCAGGATTCCACACCGCGTGAAACCTCCATCCTGGCAGACGAGGCAATCCGCCGCGGCTACAAGATGGACAAACCGGCACCGGAGCCGGAGCATTGCAAGTTCTGCGGCAAAACCCTGCAATACAGGGGCTTCCTCCTTCCAGCCATTGCGCCGCACCGCGTGTTCGGCTGGGATTCGCAGCCGGAGCGCTGCACCTGCCAAAGGGCGCAAGCCTACTGGGAGAGGACGGAGGCCAAGAACAAGGCCGCAGAGGAAGCCAGGGCAGCCGCAGAAGCCGCCGCAGCCTTCAACCGGCGTATAAACCGCCTGTTGGGTGACAGCGGCATGGGTGCCCGCTTCCAGAACAGGACCTTTGACCGCTTCCAGGTGACGCCGGAGAACCAGAAGGCCTATACCGCCTGCAAGGAGTATGCGGCAGCGTTCAAAGCACAGATGCTTCCAGGCAAGGGGGAGGACGGCGAAGCAGTACCCCCGCAGCGGGAGCGCAACGGCCTTTTCTTGGTTGGAGGCTATGGCACCGGCAAAACACACCTGGCCGCAGCCGTTGCAAATGAGCTGATCCGAAACGGCACCCCGGCCCTGTGCATGACCATGATCGACCTTCTGGCGAACGTGCGCCGGACCTACAACGGCCAGGGCGACGAGGCGGACATTTTGAAGCTCTACACCGAAACCCCGCTGCTGATTATTGACGACCTGGGCAGCGAGGCGGCAACCGAGTGGACTTCATCCATGATCTTCACCATCGTAAATGCCCGCTATGAAGCCTATATGCCCGTGATCGTAACGACCAACTGTGGCACCGAGGAACTGACCCGGAGCCTGACACCGGCCGGGTGCAGTGAGCGAAACGCCCAGAAGATGATTGACCGCCTCCGGGAAATGTGCCTTGCAGTTCCGCTTGACGGCCCATCATGGAGGGCGAAATGAGCACAGAGAACGGCCGGTGCTACCGGACCTGTAAGACCTGTGGGAACCGCTGGAACGTGAGCTGCATAACAAAAGGCGGCGGGCAATCCTACATCTGCCCCCTCTGTGAGTGGCAGAAGAAAAATAAAACCCAGGGAGGGCAGCATGAGAAGTTACAACACATTCGCAAACCGCGGCCGTGATTTTGAGGACTTCGTTATACAGGTGAACGACCTGTATACCCGCAGCGGAAAAGCTGTGGTCTACAAGGTACCAACGGAGTTTTTGCCGATACGCGACAGCACCGGCCAGATCAAGAGCTGCAAGGTGGAGCATAAATCCTGCGTTGATTTCCTGGGCCGATACAACAGCATCCCCGTTGCGGTGGAGACCAAACAGACGCACACAGGCCGGATCGATTTTGACGCAGTACAGCCGCATCAAGCCGCCTTCCTGGACGCCTGGACGACCGACAAGGCGGTGGGCATGATCCTGGTTAGCTTCGGCCTTCGCCGCTTCTTTGCCGTCCCCTGGCCCTTCTGGCGGGCTGCCAGGAACACATGGGCCGCACAGAAGGGAACGGCCAAGAAAAAGCGCGCACCGCCCGCCGTGACGGCCTACGGCCAGACATGGACGCCGCCACCCATGGCGAGCGCAGCCCCGGAAGATTTTCTTCCGGCCTGGGAAGTGAACCTCGGCGGCCGCACCGGTCTGCCATACCTGGAAACCATTGAAAAGCTGGAAGGAGTTCTGGAATGAGTGACGATATTTATTTAGCCCGCTTCGAGTATGCGAAGCTGACGGAGCAGGCCGCGATCCCCGTTATTATCGTGACGGCGAACCAGGACGACTACCCGCGGCGCTACGTTGCCCGCCTTTGGGACATGAGCGTTCCGACGAGCACCCAATACATGGTCCTGGAAGATACCCTGGAAGATTTACGAAAAACGATTCCGGCCGAAATGAACCGCCTTCCGGCAGCACCGGACGACAGCATTGTGGAAGCCTGGCTTTGAGGAGAAACATATGAAGAAGACTATTGTTTGCGTGGCCCTTGCAGCAATGATTCTGACGGGATGCGGGAAGATTGAAAAAGCACTTGAGGGAAGGCCACCGAAAGATGGCGACGAAATCGGGAAAGCGGACTGGTTTATCAGCGTAATGAGACCGCAACCGCTGGTTTATGCGAAAGATACAAAAATTTTGTATTACATAGATTACAGCGGTGTGTATGGCGTATTTGCAGTTCCGTATTATAACGAACAGGGGAAAATTTGCCGTTATATTGACGGCCAGATTGTACCGGTGGAGTAAGGAGAAACACATGGAAAAAGTACGTTTTGAAGCCTTCAACGTTGAAGAACTGCGCGTTTTGCGCCGGGCTTGCTACGAGGCGGGAGCCGCATTTGGCGACCCGGGCCACACGGCGGCGGAGCGGGCCACGCTGGACGACCTGGCCGTCGAGATCCTCGGCGAGCTGAAAAAGAAGGAGGCGGCCGCCGCCCAGCAGCGACAGGAAGAACCGCTGGAAAAGGCCGCGAAGGAGCCCGAAAAGGGCGCGGCCGATCAGCCGCCGGTTGCGCCGAAAGCTTTCCAGAAGCCAGAGCCGCAGAAAAAGCGCGCGGTGCAGCGGCTGGACATTCTGGAAAGGGCAAAAGCTGCACAGCCCGCCGAAAGCGCCCACAGGGCCCCGGAGCCGCCCGTCGAGGCAAAGTTTACCGGCTTCCTGTATGTGCGCTGCGAAAAATGCGGCCAGGAACGCGGCTTCTGCGCAAAGACACCGATTTCCTCGTGTTATTGCCGGGAGTGCGGCGGGAAAACGGAGCTCAAAAATATGCGCCAGGTCAAGATCTGGTGCGAGTGCGGCAGCGCTTACCGGTACCACACGAATATCCAGGACGCCGCATTTGATATGCCGTGCCTGAACTGTGAGGCCCCTGTGGCGCTTGAGTGGAACGAGAACAAGAACAGATACCAGCCCATGAACAGCGAGCCGCCGAAGGCCCGCAGGGGCCGGAAATAAGGCGAAAGGAGAGAACACACAATGAGCGGCACAGACAACCTCCCGCGCCCGGCGGACAGCCCTTGCCTCAAATGCGCTTCCGCTGGCTGCACGAGCATTACCATTGGCAAAGGCGACAACCGAAAGACCTTCCCGGGCTGCGCGACCTGGCAGAAGTGGTTTTCTGAACGCTGGCAGGGATACCGGGCAACTGCCTACAAAATGAAGCACCTTCGGAAGGCACGGGAGGCGCAGAAATGAGCAAGAACGTATTTGCTGAAACCGATTCGTTCCGGCGCCTCCTTATTGGCGCTGCCGGAGGATATGCGCTGCAAGGCCACCGTGAAGCAGCCGAAGCCGTTATGCACGTTGTTGATGCACTGGACGAGCTGACAACAGGCGGGAAGGGCAAAAGCCGCGCACCCGACGACGTGGAAGAACAAGCCTGTATGGACCGGGACTATATTGCAGACTATTTAAGATGCAAGGGCTGTGGCTGGCACATTTCCGACCTGAAAATTTACGATCACTCGCGGCCGTTGAGCGATTTCACAAGGCTGCGGGCGACAAAATTCGGTTACGAGCCTGTAAGGATTGAGCATCCGCCGCAATCCTGGTTTTATGTGGAGGAAAAGCCATGAAGAAGCAACCTGTTATCCCGACACCCTGCCCGAAGTGTGGCTGCCCGCTGATTATTGAGGCAACGCCCGCAGACGGCGGCCCGAAAGAGATCTTCTGTGTGCTGTGCGAATTCCATGCGGAGAGCGTGGAGGCATGGAACGCAGAATACAAGAGAAAGGAACACGCATGAAAAAGAAGATGGTTCTCGTCCACCCCTGCCCGAAATGCGGCAGCACTTACCTGGCCCATGGGAAACCCTATGGCTGCGCAACGCCCTGGCTTGTTGCCTGGCTTGGCAGCCTGCACGGCGTTGTATGTACCGCGTGCGGCCACTACAAGCCCACGGTGATTGCCTGGAACAGGGAGTGGAGAAAGAAAAATGCGCGATGATGGGCTCTTGAAGGCGGCGGAAACAATGACGGAGAAAAGCGCTTTTGACAAGGCGCTCGGAGAACTGCACGACCTGATCGAATGGGAGGACGCAGAAGCGGCCATCCGAGAACTCCACGCCCGGCAGCCGGAAACGGAGCGGCTTTACCTTGACGGCAAGATTTTGCCCGGTGAGCTGCAAGCCCTGGTCATGGTGAGCAACTGCCTTGAAAGGGAATTTATTCACAGGCAGCTTGCAACAGGGCGGCCGCTGCACCTGAACATTTGAGAGGAGACACACCAATGATCGAGAAAGGCTCCATGTTTAAGGCCTGGGAGGCTACCACCGAGCAGCAGAAGAAGGCCCACGAAATGCAAGCCATCTACAAGGCCCAGGAAACCGCCCGGCAGGCAATCCAGGAGGCCATGAACCGGTACATAAAGAAAAAGACCCGCGCCCGCAGCGTGGCGAAAGCCGAAGCAGACCCGTTCGCGGAACTGGAAGGATGGGAAAGCCTTGAACAGATCCAAGAGGCCTACGGATACGGCGAGATCACATCCGACCGCCGGGACAAGCTGACGGACTTGTGGGAGGTCAGAGAGGCCGCACAGCGCAAGGGAAAGAAAGACGGCAAATATCACGACCTTGTAACCGATATGCTGGCCCGTGCTATTCACAGCGTGGGCAATGAGTACGCGGACGAGATTGCCGCGTATGAGGAGGAACGCCGGATGCGCCGCAGCTATTACGAGAAGGTGGAGAACAGGGCGAACGGAGGCGCATCGGACGATGGAGAAGAGAGTGACCATTGAACTCCTTGTTGAAGCGGAAGACCCGGACGACCGCGTGGAAGACGATGTTATAGCCGCATTAAGCGAGTGCCTGCGGCATTTTGACATTATGAATTATACAGAGGAATCAAAACCCGCCCCGCCCTTCGAGGCCTGGGCAATCGACCTCCACAAGCGCTTCCCGCGCTGGCCGTATAAGAAGCCAAAGCCGGGCCATGAGAGCTTCCGCCTTCTGGATGGGCCCGCCCCTGACTTCCGCCGCATGACCGTGGAAGAATTTGAAGCCCTGCCCGCTGGCGTATGGATGGACGTCAAAAAGACCCTGCCACCCCTGGAACACCCGGTTTCGACCGTGGACGCCTACGGCAACTACCACATCAACACAGAATACATTGACAACCCAGAGATCCCGTTCTGCACCACCGACAACGACGGCCGCTTCTGGCCGCCGATTGCGTGGAGTAAATTCGACCGGTTGAAAAGGAGCGGTGATTGATGAATGAGTGATGAAAAGGCGGAACGCCAGCCGTTCGTCTGGGGGTGCACAGGCGGCATAAGGGACTACAATTCAAAAGAACTTCCGTTTTTTGAATGGATCGCACACCAGACTACAACAGAAAAGTTCATTGTACCGAAGGAGGACCCACGCATGGACATGGGCAGAAACAGCGAACATTACAGCGACCCCACACCCGGCACGGCCTGGGAGAATATGCGCAGGGAGGAAAAGCGGCTGGATGCCGCCCGCCTTGTTGTGGTTTCGGCCTTGGTGCCGATTCTGCGCCAGACAGCAGAGCTTGCGGGCTTTGAGATTATCGGTCGCATACCGCTGCGCGACAAGGCGACCGGGAAGGAGTACAGATAAATGGAAGGCTTTGATTTTTTGGGCTTGGCAGCCAAAGAAAGCCGCGAGCCTGAAACCCGGGAGCTGCCGCGCCGGATTCTTTTCCGCGGGAAGCTGAAAAGTGGTGAATGGGCCCGCGGGAACCTGAACGTTGACAGCAAGGGAATCTGTATTATCCGCCCCGGCAAAAACGTTGTGGGCAAATACGGCCGCGTGAACCCTGAAACCGTGGGGCAGGCTACCGGTATCCTGGACAAGCGCGCCCGGGACATTTTTGAGGGCGATATTTTGAAGATTCACCACAAAACGCCCCTGCCCGTCGGCCTGGCCGTGGTGAAGTACGACAAAAAGTGGAGCGCTTTTAGAGCTTTTCCGGTAGATCGCCCCTGGCACGCCTGCCAGATCGCATACCCGGACGAAATCGTGGGTAACATTTACGACAACCCGGGCCTTTTGAAACAGGGAGAGGACACACAAAAATGATGAACAAGAGCGCAATCGACTGGTGTGATTTTTCGTGGAACCCTGTCACCGGCTGCAATTTTGGCTGTGAATACTGCTACGCCCGCCGCCAGGCCACCCGGTTTGCCGGAAACACCCGCCTGAACATGACGAACGAGCAGCTTAAAACAGATACCGCCGGGCTTTACATTCTGGAACAGCCCTTCAAGAACTACAACGGCGCCGTTCTTCCGTTCCCGGCCGGATTTGCCCCGACGTTCCACAAATACCGCCTGGGCGACCCGGCAAAGAAAAAGAAGCCTGCGAACATTTTCGTTTGCAGCATGGCGGACCTTTTCGGAAACTGGATTCCCGAAGAATGGATCGAGGCGGTTTTTGAAGCCTGCAAGGCGGCACCCCAGCACAATTACTTATTCCTGACCAAGAACCCAGGCCGCTACCAGACCCTTGCAGCAGCGGGAAAGCTGCCGGAACTTCCGAACTTCTGGTATGGCAGCAGCGTAACGGGCCCGGAAAACAGTTTTTGGTGGAGTGAATACCACCACACCTTTGTGAGCTATGAACCCATGCTTAAACCCCTGGGCATTGCAGACGGGGACGCCGCCGCAAAGGTTGGCTGGATTATCGCCGGAGCCGAAACCGGACACAGGGCGGGGAAGATCACCCCAGAAGAAGGCTGGCTGGAAGAACTTGCAGCCGCAGCACGAAGGGCAGGCGTCCCGCTTTGGATCAAAGACAGCGAGGAGATCCGCGCTGTGATAGGTGGAGAACCGGCCCAGGCCTTGCCGGATGCGCTTAAACGCCCCAAGGACCGCCCCACGCCGCGCTGCGCCGAGTGTGAGCACTGCGTTAAGACCCAGGAGGGGCAGAGAGGCACTCGGAAAGAATGCGCCATTGGATGGACAGCCGAGGGCTACGAGGACGGAGGCACCCGCCATATTCCGACCAGAGGAAACCGCCAGTCACCCGACTGGTGCCCGAGAAGAAAGGACGATGCAGAATGAACAGCCGCGAGAACATGGGCGCCCTGGGCTCCCGTATTGCCAACATGGGCCAGACCCTTATGCAGGCCGCAATCCGTACCGGCGTAGCAGCAGGCGTGAGCGCAGCGGCCGCACACATTGAGGAAGAGCACCAGAAGGAGGCAAAGGAGCGCACGGACCGGCGCCTCCATAACACCCGGCTTCTTCTGAAAAACTACCGCCTTTTGAAGCGGCACACCGCAGGCGCTATCTACAACGCCAAGCAGGCCAAGGAGAAAGAGAGTGCGGCCAGCATCCTGGACGGCCTGGAAAGCTACACCCGGGACGACAGCCTCTATATTGAGAGCATCAAGCGCAGCCAGGAACGCACCCTCATTATTCTGGCCCACATTGAGAAGATGTTGGACCTCTACCGCGTCTGGTGCCAGCAGAACGGCACGGAAGAGGACGTGAGGCGCTACGAGGTGGTAATGGAAACGTACATCCGGGAGCCGAAAAAAAGTGTGCAGGAAATCGCGGGCACTTTTGGCATCGAGCGGCGCACCGTGTACAAGGACCTCAATGCAGCAATTCAGCCGCTTACCGCCTTGTTTTTTGGCATTGACGCCGTAAAGGCTGCCTAACGTGCGCCAGGGTGCACAAATTGGGCACTGACAGGGCACTTTGAAAGATATATAATACTAGCATGGAGGCTTGAGGATGAATGAAAAACCCTATAACGGCACCCCCCCCCGAGAGGTAACGCCTGACGGCTTCAAAGTATACTGTGCGTATGACGAGATCGTGGAAACCGACAGCCTGAAACCGAACCCCCGGAACCCGAACAGGCACCCGGAGGCACAAGTGAAGATGCTGGCCCACATAATTGCGGAACAGGGGTGGCGAGCCCCTATCACCGTGAGCAGGCGCAGCGGCTACATTGTACGCGGCCACGCCAGACGCCTTGCAAGCTATGAGGCAGGCAGCCGGTACGCCCCCATCGAGTGGCAAGACTACGACAACGACAGCGCCGAAATGGCGGACCTTGTCGCAGACAACCGAATCGCGGAGCTTGCTGTCCTGGACCAGGATGCAATAGCCGGGATTCTGGCCGAGCTGAAAGAGAACACCGACGACCTGGACCCGGAGCTGTCCGGCTTTACGGCGGAACAGATTGAGGACATGATCGCGGAAAACAAGACCGACAGGGAAGCCGAGGAACAGGCCGCACGCCTGACCCTGGGCGAAAGATTCCTCATTCCGCCCTTTACTGTCCTGGATTCCAGAGGCGGCGTATGGGCTGAAAGAAAGAAGGCCTGGAAGCGCCTCGGTATCCGTTCCGAGGTTGGCCGCGGTGCTGACGATGACAACACGAAGGCGGGCTTGACTTATAACATAAGCAGCCAGCCGCCGGGTGCCTACAAGGCCAAGAACGCCTATGAAGAAAAAATCGGGCAGAAAATAAGCTGGGAGGAGTTCGCCGAACTTTTCCCGGATGCTATGGCGTACAGCGCCACGTCCATTTTTGACCCGGTTTTGTGTGAGCTGGCATACCGCTGGTTTTGCCCGCAGGGCGGCACGATCATTGACCCCTTCGCAGGCGGCAGCGTTCGCGGCGTGGTGGCGGCCCTTACCGGCCGCAAATACACCGGCTGCGATTTAAGCGGCCGCCAGATCGAGGCCAACGTGAGCAACTGGGACGAAATCTCCCACATTAGCGTCCTGGACGATGCGCCCGAGGTGACACCGCCCACATGGATAAACGGCGACAGCTCCCGCATCGACGAGCTGGCACCGGGAGAATATGACCTGTTTTTCACTTGCCCGCCCTATGCAGATCTTGAAGTGTACAGCGACAAGCCCGAGGACCTTTCAAACAAGGAATACCCAGAGTTCTTGCAGCTTTACCGCAACGTGATCCGCCGGGCAACCGCTATGCTGAAACCTGACAGCTTTGCCGTTATTGTGGTGAGCGACCTTCGGGACAAGAAGGGCTTTTACCGCAATTTCGTTTCTGACACCATCGACGCCTTCCAGGACGTCGGCCTGAAATTTTACAACGAAGCGATTCTTGTAAATACGGCCGGAGGCCTGGCAATTCGCGTGGGAAAGCAGTTTGAGCACAGCCGGAAAATGGGCAAAGACCACCAGAACGTCCTTGTGTTCTGCAACGGAGATCCTGCCCAAAGCGCAGCCTTCCGCACGGAAGACCCGCAGGGATACGCAGAGGACATAAACAGCTATCTGAAAGCCGGAGCGGGCAAACTTGGCGTGAACCACGAAAAAGTCCTGGTTTTCGCCAAGGGCGACCCGGAGAAGGCCGCGGAGACCATCGGAACGCCGGAAACCGCAGAGGAAGCCGACCGGTACGACAACACGGCCCTATTGAAAGAAATTCTCGGAGAAGACACCGGGGACGAATAACAGCGTAGGAGGCTCGGGAGCAATCCCGGGCCTTACTTTTTGCCAGGAAGGAGGAAAGACCATGGCACACACAGGGCAGCGCGACCCGTGGGAGCGCCTGCCAGGAGAGACGGCGCGGCAGTATGAGTGCTTCTGCGCTTACCGCGATATGCGATACTTGGAGAAGCCGAAGAAACCGGGCGGCGTTGTTCGGCCGGACTTCACCGTCCGCCGTAGCATTCGCGGCCTTGCCGAGCAGATGGGCGTTACCCGCAAGAGCCTGGAACCCATGAGCGCAAAGTTTGACTGGGTTGCCAGGGCAGAGGAGTACGACAGCTATATTCTGGATTGCGTAGCGGCCCAGAACACGGCCCAGATCGTGAAGATGCACGAGAAGCACGCAGCTATTGCGGAGCAGATGCTGCGCAAGGCCACTGGCCGCCTGCTGACCATCCCGGACACCGATATAGATGCAAACGCCGTTGTTCGCATGGTGGATATAGGCGTAAAGGTGGAGCGGCTGAGCCGAGGAGAGCCCACGGAAAACCGCACCGTGACCCATGGCGGCGCGCTGGAAGTAGAAAACACGCAGCGTGCGGACCTTTCCGCCCTTTCCGACGAGGAGCTAAACCAGCTTGCCGGACTACTGGAAAAATCTAGCCCAGGTTGACCCTGCGGCGCTTCTCCGACAGGTCCGCCGGGAGCAGGCGGAACGGAACCTCCCCGAGTTCATCCGCCAGGCCTGGCCCGTCATTGAGCCCGGCACGACGTTCATCGACAACTGGCACATAGATTGCATCGGCGAGTACCTGGAAGCGGTAAACTGCGGCCAGATCACCCGCCTGATCGTAAATATGCCACCTCGCCACATGAAATCCCTGGAAATAACCGTGTGCTATCCGGCCTGGACGTGGGTAAAGCACCCGGAACGGCGATTCATAAAAGTTTCGTATTCCGACAGCCTGAGCCGCAAGCACAACGTTTTGACCCGTGACATTATACAATCCCCGTGGTATGCAGCCAACTGGGGAGACCGATTCAGCCTAAAAGACGACGTGAACAGGCAAAACGAGTTCAAGAACAACCACCAAGGCCTTATGTTTTCGACCTCTGTCGGCGGCGCGCTGACCGGTGAAGGCGGCGACTGCATCATACTGGACGACCCGCAGAACCCCTTACAGGCCAACAGCGAAACCGAGAGAGAAGCAACCATAGCCTTCTTCAAGAACACCTTGCAATCCCGTCTGAACGACCCGAAGACGGGCGTTTTTATTATTGTGATGCAGCGCCTTCACGAAAAGGACCTGACCGGCCATATTTTGGCCGAGGACCTGGGCTATACGCACCTTTGCCTCCCGGCGGAGGCGCCGCAGCGCACAATAATCACCTTCCCGGTGAGCGGCCGCGAGGTGATCCGCGAGGAAGGCGACATCCTGAACCCGCAGCGTTTCGACAAAGAAACCCTGGCGAGCCTTAAAAAGTCCATGGGCTCCTTGCAATATGCGGGCCAGTACGAACAGACCCCCGCCCCGGCGGACGGCCTGATCTTTAAGCGCGAATGGCTGCAAAACTTCTTCGACCCCAAAGCAGCGCCCCACCAAAGTATGCTTATCCAGTCCTGGGATATGGCTTTCACCAAGAGCGAAGGCAGCGCCAAGGTGGCGGGCTACATTGTGGGCCGGAGTGGTGCAGACATTTACATTTGGGACCTGGTAAACGAAAAAATGACCTTTACCGAGAGCGTGGCGGCCGTGCGCACCCTGACGGGCAAATGGCCGAAAGCCAGGGCGAAGGTTATAGAGAACAAGGCCAACGGCCCCGCAATCGTTGACCTGTTGAAAAAGCAGATTCCCGGCATGGTAGAGTTTAACCCAAAGGGCAGCAAGCAAGAACGCGCCCTTTCTGTTACGCCCTACTTTGAAGCCGGGAATATTCATTTCCCGAAGCCGGAAACGGCGCCCTGGGTGCACGACACCATCCAGGATCTTTTGATGTTTCCAAAGGGCGAATACAAGGACGATATAGACGCACTTGTGCAGGCTATCTTGTACTTGATGGACAAGCCCGCAAAGAGCCCGCCAAAGGCAGAAGCAATGCTTTCCAAGAGCAGCTATTGGCGGAGATAAACAGAAGGAGGAAAACGCGTGACAACCCGAAAAGGAGAAGTCGGCCGCATAGGCCAGAAACGCTATGGCGGCGTCTTTTATGAAGAATTTTTGCCGGAGCTGCGCGGCCGCCGGGGCATGGCGGCTTATAGCGAAATGGCAGCAAATGACGACCTTGTGGGCGCCATTCTGTACGCAATAAAAATGCTGATCCGGCAAGTAGACTGGAACGTGGCGCCCGGCGGAGCTTCCGAGAAGGACCAGGAGGCCGCAGACTTCGTTCTGGAATGTATGGCCGATATGCAAGACACCTGGACGGACACGATCAGCGAAATCTTGTCCTTTCTGACTTTCGGCTGGTCCGCCCACGAGATCGTTTACAAGCGCCGGTGCGGCAGCAGCCGGGACCCGCGCCTGAACAGCAAGTACAACGACAGCTTGGTGGGCTGGATGAAACTTCCCATCCGCTCCCAAGAAAGCCTCTACCAATGGGAGTACGACGAGAACGACAACCTTGTCGCGCTGACCCAGATGCCGCCGCCGAACTTTGAGATTATCACGATTCCGGCGGAAAAGTTGCTTTTCTTCCGCACGGAGAGCAGCAAGGGCAACCCGGAGGGCCGCAGCATTCTGCGCAACGCTTACCGCTCCTGGTATTTCAAGCGCAGAATCCAGGAAATTGAAGGCATCGGCATTGAACGCGATCTCGCAGGCTTTCCGGTGCTGACCGCGCCGGAAGGGCTGGACATTTGGGACCAGCACGACCCGGATATGGTCGCAGTTCTGAAAAACGCACAATCCATTGTGCAGAACATCCGCCGGGACCACCTGGAAGGCCTTGTGCTTCCGTTCGGCTGGAAGTTGGAACTTTTGAGCAGCGGCGGAGACCGGCAGTTTGACACGAACAAGACCATCGACCGCTACGACACCCGAATCGCCATGACCGTTATGGCAGATTTTGTGCTGCTGGGCCACCAGCAGACCGGCTCCTTTGCGTTGAGTGACAACAAGACGCATATTTTTTCCATGGCAATCGAAGCTTTCCTGGACGTGATCTGCGAGCAGTTCAACAATAAGGCCATCCCTGACCTTATGAAAATGAACGGCGAGCACTTCGCAGGCCTTACGGACTACCCGCACCTTACCCATGGCGACGTGGAGGACGTGGACCTGGACAAGCTGGGCAACTACTTGAAGAACGTCACGACCTCCGGCCTCCTGGTGCCCGACGAGGGCGTGGAAGACTACATCCGCGCGGCCGCCGGGCTGCCGAAGCGGCTTGACGACTATGTGCCGATGCCTGGCGAGGACCGCGAACCGGGCAAGGTGAGAACCGCCCAGAAGCCGAAGAAGGACACCGGCGACAAGATGGGCGGCCTTGACGACGAGGAACCGGAGGAAGACCCGGCGGAAGTAGAAAAGGCAAGAAAGGACCTGGGGAGGGACTAAGATGTTTAGTATTCGCAAGGCGCGGGCAGCAACACCCCACGACTTCGTGGCAAAATCCAAGCCCAAGAAGTCGAAGGCGGGCAAAGATGCCCTTAAAAAGCTGAACGACTACCTGAACTCGGCTTCCAGTGAGCCGATGTACTTCCTTCACAACTTTTGGAAGGCCCAGAGCAACGCCATCACCTACAAAGAACTTCGTGAAGCCATTATGAACGGCTATCTTGACGAAGCAACCCTCCAAGCGTGGCAGCAAGATTACTCCCTCTTTGTGAAAAGCCACCTTGAACCCATCTGGCAACAGGCAGCCAAAGCCGGAGCCGATGCCCTGGCGGCGTCGGCTTCCGGCGGGTGGGTTTTTGACCCCATGAGTGACGCCATGACGGCCTGGATCAAGGACCACGGCGCCGAGTGGGTAACGAAAATAAACGACGAAACCCGGGACGCCATGCGCGCCATGATTGAGGCCAGCACAAAGGGCCAGTTCACGGTGGACGAGCTTTCCCGGGCAATCCGGCCACTTATCGGCCTGACAGAGCCCCAGGCAGCCGCAAACCTGAAATATTACGCCAGCGTAAAGAAAAATCTTCTTGACAACGGCGTGAAAGCGGATGCGGCCACCAAGAAGGCCCGGGAGCAGGCCTATAAGTACGCCGATAAACAGCTCCGGCATCGGGCCTATACCATTGCCATCACGGAGAACGCCGCAGCGTACTGCGCTGGATACCGTGAGGGCACGGCCCAGGCGCAGACGCAAGGCTACCTTGGGAAGGGTGTGTATGTTTTTGCGACCGCCGACGATGAAGACGTCTGCCCGGTATGCAGCGCCCTGAACGGCACCGAAACCGACGCCGAGGGAAGTTACCACATCGGCACAACAAAAATGACCTTCAAGATGGGCCCGCATCCGCCGGTGCACCCGCGCTGCCGGTGCGCCGAATACTTCGAGGAGAAGGAACCGCCCGTATTTCTGCCCCAGCAGCCCGCACAGGACGTTATACAGCCGTGGCCTGGTAATTTGCCGGACCCCGGCGAAGACAGCGCAGACGAAAGCCAGGCCTATGTGGCGGGCAGTCTGAAAGTGCCGGACGGCATGACCTCGAACGGGCCGGTCCACCTTGGCAATACCGGGAAAATGTACGACTACACCGACGCCAACGGCTGGGAATGGTATTTCAAGCCTGCACAGAGCAAGGGCGGGCAGTATGAGCCTTTCCGGGCCTATGCACAGGAGGCGGGCTATAAGGTGCAGTCTATTGTGGACCCGGACACGGCCGTCCCGGTGGGCGTCGGAACCATTGACGGAAAGTTTGGAGCGTTCCAGGAGAAGGTGCAGACCTCCGCCGGGGGAATTGACCTTGAAGCATGGCAGTTGGGTGCAGCTTCCGACCTTTCGCCGGAGGTGACGGCACAGATCCAGCGCGAGCACGTCACGGACTGGCTTCTGGGCAACTTTGACGCCCACGGCGAAAACTTCCTGACGGACCAGGAGGGCCGAATCGTTGGCATTGACAAGGAACAGGCCTTCCGGTACATGAGCGACGCCAAAAGCCATGTAATGAGCTACACATACCACCCGAACAGCGCATACGGCGAAACAGAGCCGGTTTACAACACCCTTTTCCGCCGGTTTGCGGAGGAGGACATAGACCTGAACCTCCAAGACACCTTGCCGTATATAAAGCGGGTGGAGAGTATACCGGACAAGGAATACCGCGAGATCTTCCGCCCCTATGCCGAGGCCTTGCACGGCCAGGGAAAGGAAGCCGAAAAGCTGCTGGACGAGATCGTGGAGCGGAAAAGCACCCTCCGCGAAACCTACCGCACGTTTTACGAAAGCCTTTTGACGGAACGCACCGGCGTGAAGACCTCTTTTGTTTGGGCAGACGAGGCCGCAGCCGTTGCGAAGCAGCCACTTGCGGCCGTGCAGATCACCCCGCAAGCAGCTAAGGGCATGACCGTCCAAGACCTGAAACAGATTGCAAAGAGCAAGGGCATTGCCTATTACGGCAAGATGAACAAAGCCCAGCTTGTGCAGGCTGTGACGGACCCCGTGAAAGCCGCAGAGCTTTCCCAGGAGGCGAAGGCCAAGGCCGCCGCAAATGCGGCCGCACGAAAGGCGAAAGCCCAGTACACAGCCCCGCAGGCGGCAATCCCGAAGGGCGTAAAGGGTGCCGGGGATATTTTCACAGACCTGTCGAAAGTTCCGACCACGCAAGAGGGAATCCCGATTTCTTCCGACCGCAGCAGCGTGGAGGGCCTTGTTCTTCGCGCCCGGCGGATGAACATTGACGGCTCGGAGTTCTACGAGGTGAGCGGAAAGCTAACGCAAGGGACCTGGGAGCGGACGTTGAAGACGATCAAGCCCAACAGTGCAACCGAGGCGCTGGAATTTGAGGAGGCCTCCAAGACGAGCGCCTTTTTCAGTTCCGGCGGATTGAGCATAGGCGTAAACACGAAGTGCCAGGCCGTGCACGATGGGGAAAAGACCTTGCAGGTCTATACCCACGAAGGCGGAAACTATTACTCCTGGCAGGGCTTTTTCCGGGCCCGCGTTCCGGTGACGGCGGACGGCGGGTTTGATGCCCGGGAGATGAAGGGTCTACTAAAAACGGCCGGTCTTGACGACCTAACGGCAACGCCTACGGCAGAAGCTGAAAAGCGCCTCATAAAATCCCGCTTGGTCTGGCAAAACGCTCCTTCCCGCGTTCCAGAGTACGAAACCCTGACGGGTGACGCCCTGGACAAAAAGCTGGACGAGATCCTAAAGGACCTCGGCATTGACCAGAAGCGGGTGGACGGCGTGGAACTGCGCAAGGTATGCGACGGTTACGCCGTCTATTACGACCCGGAGCAGGCCAAAGCCCTAAAGGCTGCGGGCGCAGATTATGTTTGGTGCGGAGTTGGCAGAGCCGAAAACGTTGTTTCTATCGTTCAAAGCGGCGGCCTTCGCAGCACAAACCGGCGTTGCCTTTCTGGCATCCGGCTGACCGGCGCAAGCCCGAGTTCCGACATGGGAACCGGCGGCGCCGACAACGTTTTTACTCGCATCGGAACGAACGCGGGCCGCGGGAAAATCCGGTATGATGACAGCTTTTGCGGCAGCGGCTACCGCCTCATTATAGACGAAGCGGAACTGGGCCGCACGGACTGGTACGCATATACCGGAGATAACTTCGGAACGACTAGGCCGAGCACTCTTCACAGCCGCCAGGGCTCTGAGGAGTTTGTGAAAGGCCAGAACAGATCTTTCAAATCCGGCAACGAAATCATGTTCCGCCAGGGCATACCGACAGAATCTATACAAAAGATTCGCTGCTCGGGCGACTATGAGCGCGACAAGCTGCTGAAAGCGTTTCGTGACGCCGGAATAACGAGCGTGAACGGGATTCCGATTGAGGACTTTGTGGAGGTTGGCGATTACTTATGAACAGACGCCTTGTTTATACCGTAAAGCGGCCGGGCGATAAGAAACCCACCGGCCTTGCCCTGAACTGCCACCTTTGGCACGGCGCCTTCCGTTACTTCGACATGGAGCACGGCCACGAGATCCCCGGCAAGGTGACGGAGGACGGAGAGGACGCCTTCACATTCACTTCGGAGGGCTGCGCGCCCGGAGCATGGCAGTTTGAAAAACTGACCATTGAACGCTTCCGGCGCGAAACCTACAAGATCGTGGAAGGCGGCAACTACATTGCGCAGACAATCCGCAGCACGGCGGACCTTCACGAATGGTACCGCAAGAGGTATGGCGAAGCCGCCGGGCTTTGCTTTCCGCGCGTAAATAACGAATAATTTACGCTTAAATTTTGAAATACGCTGAATTTACGCTGACTTTTGCAATTATTTTGCAAATTCAGCGAATAAGGAGAGAGCCATGTTTACTTTTAACGAAGCACTCGGCAAGAAGCCGCCCGGCAAAGAGCCGAGCGGCCGCATTGCTGGCACCTTCAAGATCCAGAAGTCTGTTGACGAAAAGCGCCTGGCCTTTGGCTGGGCCAGCGTGGCGGCCACGGCCGCGGGTGACACCGTGACGGACTACTACGAGGACATCATAGAGCCCGACGAGCTGGAACAGGCTGCCTATAACTTCGTGCAGTTCTACCGCGAGGGCGGCGAAATGCACGAGCGCGGCGGCTGTGCCGTCCTGGTGGAGAGCGTAATTTTCACCAAGGAAAAAATGGCCGCTATGGGCATCCCGGAAGGCGTTGTCCCGGAAGGCTGGTGGATCGGCTTTAAGGTGACAGACGACGAGGTTTGGGAGAAGGTCAAAGACGGCACTTATCCCATGTTTTCCATTGAGGGCGAGGCCGTCCGCGAGGAAGCGGACGAGGAGCCCGAGAACTGAATACCGATAAACCAAAGCCTCGGCACCCGCCGGGGCTTTGTTGTTTATAAAAATCTTCAAAGAAAGGAGGAAACGCAAATGGCAACCAAACTTAAAAACCTGAAAATCAAGAAGGTGGACTTTGTGGACAACGGCGCAAACCCCGGCGCAAGCATTGCCCTGTACAAGAGCAAGCCCGCGGAAGGGAAAGCGCCTGCCGTAAAGCCCGAGGAGGGCACCCCGCCCGAGGAATCTTTTTTGAAGCGGATCGTTCACGCCATTGCCAAGAGCATCGGCGCAACCGATGCACAGGCAGCCGCGGCCGTTGAAGAAGTTTCCAAGAATGCGGACGTTCCCACCTTTTGCGACGCTATGGCTCGCCGCCGGATGCGCCAGACCACAGAAGAAATCTGGGATTACTGCTATGCCCTGAATGACAGCCTGTGCGGCATTGTGGCAAATGCCGAAATTACGGCCGAGGACAAAAAGGCCCTCATGGCCCAGAGCTGCGCAGAGTTCGCAGCGGCGACCGAAGCGGCAATCCCGAAGTGGTCCGGCGGTATTCCCGTGAAGTTGGAAAAGGCAGCCCCCACGCCTCTGACGCCCGACAGAATCGAGAACGCCAAAGCAGCCCGCGCCCGCCTGGACGAGATGATCGCCAAGGCGGAGCCGAAACCCGCAACCAAAGATACACCGCCGGAGCCCCCGAAAGAGGGCACCGACCCGACGCCTCCCGCTGATCCGCAGCGAGAGGAACCCGTTCAGAAAGGAGCATTTGACATGGAAATCGACAAGAGCAAGCTGTCCGCCGAGGAAGTGGCTCAGCTGGAAGCAATCGAGAAGAAGGCCGGTATCCCGGCCAAGGCAACGCCTGCCGTCCCTGCTGGCGTTGAGAAGGCCGCCCCCGCCACCCCCGCAGATAACGCCAAGGGCGGCGAGGAGGACATTTACAAGGGCATTCACCCCGATGTTGCCAAGGAGATCGCAGAACTGCGCAAGTTCCGCCAGGACGCGGAGAACCGCGAACTTCTGACCGTTGCCAAGAAGTACGAGCTTCTGGGCAAGAAGCCCGAGGAACTTGTCCCCGTGCTGAAATCCCTGAAAGCCGCAGGCGGCACCGCCTACAACGATATGATCGGCGTCCTGGACGCGAACCTGGAAGCTGTGCAGAAGTCCGGTGCATTTTCCGAGCTTGGCAAGCGCGGCGGCACCCACGGCGAGGTTATGGGCGGCGCAGGCGACGCATGGAGCCAGATCGAGAAGAAGGCCGAGGAGATCCGCAAGTCCGCCCCTGCTATGAGCTACTACGAGGCCATCGACACGGCTTGCCAGCAGAACCCCGATCTCGTTCACGACTACGAGAACGGCCGCTAAAGAGAGGAGGAAAAGAGTATGAGCACTATCGGCACTGCAACCAATTCCAGCCCGTACCTGGCCGCGCCTGCCGCTGCGGCCATTGAGAACGGCAAGAACCACTTTGTTACCCTGGGCGAGAATGGCGTTTCCCTGGCTACTGCTGGCGCCGCCGCCGTTGGCATTCTGCTGCCTGACACCGAGGACAAGGTGGCAGCAGGCGAGTGCGTGACTGTCCAGATCAAGGACCGCACCCTGATTCAGACCGGCGGCGCTATTACCGCGGGCGACCCCGTGGCAAGCGACGCCACCGGCTGCGCCGTAAAGGCAGAGGCGGAAAAGTTCGTCGTTGGCTATGCCATGGAGAGCGCAACCGCCGCAGGCCAGATCATCCACATCCAGATTACCAAGAGCGGCTTTGTGCCGAAGGCGGGCTAAAGGAAAGGGGAATTAAACCATGAATACCAGAAACACTACCGCGGGCATTACGGCCGAGATCGCCAAAGGCTGGCAGCCCAACAACTACCTGACCAATATGTCCATGGCATACTTCCAGAAGCCGGAAGACTATGTGGCACACAGCATTTTCCCGGTCTGCCCGGTGCAGCTGTCCGCTTCCTACTACTACACGTTCAACAAAGAAGATCTGGCCCGCGACAACGTGCAGCCTAAGCCCGCATTCGGCAAGGTTGATCCTGCTGTGATGGGCCAGGACGACAACACCTACAAGTGCCACGTTGACCAGATCGCCGCCCTGAACTACCAGCGCAGCCGCGCCCCTGGCGTGAACGACCCCCGCCGCGCCAAGGTCCGCACCGCCACCGAACAGATGCTGCTGCACCAGGACATTCTTTTCGCAAAGAACTTTTTCCGCGCTGGCGTCTGGGCAAATGAGCTGACCGGTACCACCAACGGCAGCGGTTCTAAGGAGTTCGTGAAGTTCAACGACACTTCTTTTGACCCCATCGGCTTCTTCGACGACCTGCGCACCGAGATCAAGCGCCAGGGCCGCCGCACCCCGAACCGCCTGGCTCTGGGCATCCAGGCCTACAACGCCCTGAAAAACAACCCCTTCGTGAAGGAGAGCGTGAAATACACCGGCACCACCGCAAACCCGGCCATCGTTACGCCCAACGTTCTGGCGCAGCTTTTCGGCGTTGAGCAGGTGAAGGTCCTGGAATCCACCTACAACTCCGCAGGCCTGGGCCAGAAGGAGAATATGGAGTTTGTGTGTGACCCCAAGGCTGCGCTGCTGTGCTATGCCACCTCTACCCCGCAGATCGACGAGCCTTCCGCAGGCTACATTTTCACCTGGGATATGCTGGGCAACGGCGCTTCCGTCGCCTTTGACCAGTACGAGGGTGAAAACGGCACTCACGCGGAGTTCATCGAAGGCCTGTGCGCTTCCGACATGAAGAAGACTTCCGACGACCTGGCAATCTTCCTGAAGGACTGCGTCTAAGGAGGCCGCCATGAAGTACACCTGTCTGAAAATGGCGACCTTCGGCGGCGTGAAATACCGCCCTGGCGACGTTGTGGAGGCTGAAATGATCCAGCCCGGCCGCGCAAGGGCAATGCAGGACATGGGCATTATTGCCGAGTGCCGGGAGCCCGAAGTGGGCAAAATTGAAGCGCTGACCCTCCCCATTACTGCGGAGGGCGGCGTGGTAGAGCTTGACGCCACCCCGGACGCCGTTGTCCAGGCTGTGTGCATTTTGCAGCAGCGGGCCGAGGAGGCGGTGGCGACCATTGCCGAGGTTGAGGACCAGAGCGTCCTTATCCTGGTGAATGCCTGCGACAGCCGCAAGAGCGTCAAGGCGGCCGCAAAGGAACGCGGCGTATTCCTGGAAGACGAGGCTGCAAAGGCCGCGCAGGAGGCCCCGGAGGGCGGCTCCGAGGGGGTGGGCTGATTGGCACAGCTCACATACACCTACGACGCGAGCAAAATCGCCGAACACGGCCTTGACCAGATGCGCTTCGAGCTGGGGGACACGATGGTGGAGGGCGGCGTGGAAACCTGTGCGCTGAGCGACCAGGAATACAAAGCCGTTATTGAAGCCTACCCCCGCTGGAAACGTGCAAAGCTGGCTTGCGTGGAAAGCATTCTGCGCCGGTTTTCCTACGAGGTGAACACCAAGGTTGGAGAACTGAACCTCTCCCTGAGCGACCGCCTGGACTACTGGAAAAAACTCTATTCTGACTTAAAGGCAGATGTGAGCGCTTCCGCCCCGCTGGCAAACCCGGCGGCTATCAACGGCGACCACTATTTCTACGCTGGCATGATGGAGAACCACGGGACCGGCAGAGGAGGCGGCGGCCATGTTTTACCTTAGACCCGGGAACCTTTACAAGGACTTTGTGATCGAGCCGCACATAGCGGAAAAGAGCACGACCGGGCGGGCAACTGCAAAATACGACACGGAGAGCCGACAACTTCTCCACGGCGTGCTTTCAGCCGCTTCCCCGGAAGTAATCGAGCGATTCAGCCAGAACGCGCATCCGGTCACGCACCAGATCGCGCAGCGCGGCAGGCCCAAGGCCAAGGCTGGCGACCGCCTTATTTTGGAGAACCGGGCGTACTACGTTGAAGGTGTGGACCCGCTCGGGGACCTGGGCCTTTATACGCTCTACTACGTTCAGCAAAGGGAGGACACGCACAATGGAAATTGATATTTCTGGTGCCGTCCAGGGCTTTGTACAGGACGTGGAAAAACAGGTTGCGAGCCGCGCCGAGCGTGCCGCACACGTTATTCGCAAGTACGAACTAAGCGTGCTGTCGAACAACCCGAAGCGCAGCGGCAAAGTATACCGCAAGCCTGCGAGCAATAAGACCTACACGGCATCCGCCCCCGGCGAACCGCCCGCCCTTCGCACCGGCGACCTCCGCCGGAGCTTCCGACCGCTTGCAAAGAGCGAAATCGTCCAGAGCGCCAAGCACTACACACCCGGCATCCGCACAGATGTGAAGTATGCGCCGTTCCTGGAAGATGGAACCAGCAGAATTTCCCCGCGCCCCTACGCGGAGGAGATCAAGCAGAAGGCCTTCCCCGAGGCGAAGGCTATTTTTGAAGAAAAATACACCTAAGAGGAGGGCAGCCCCATGGGCCTTATGAAGGAAACCACATCCGCGGCGATTGATACAACCGCCATCCACCCCGGCGACCTGATCCGCGCAAAGTACGCAGACTGGAACGAGGCAAAGAACGGTATTGTTACCGCCGTGACCGGCGGGGAAATCCGCTGCCTTTACTTTCCGGGCATCCGGAACGTGTGCAATTACTTTCTGATCGCGGCAGACGAGGTTACAGAAGGGCTTTGGGATATTTCCTGGAGCACCGACATGAAGACCATCCAGACCGAGGGAGTACAGCATGACGCTTGAAGAACTTATCTATAAGCGGATCACTGAATCCGCCGCCGCTGAACGGCTGGCGCTCCACAACGGGGCACCAGCCGTTTTCTTTGGCCCGGTGCCTACCGACACGGACCCGGGATGGGCCGGGGCTGAACAGTACCCGCGTATTTCCTACACCATCGACATGAGGGCAAACCCCGAGCGCCAAACCGCCGGGAATCTGTACCTTGATGTTTGGTGCCTGGACAGCGGGACCGCACCGGAGGCCGTAGAGCCCAGCGTCCGGGCTGCCCTGTGCGACGTTATTATGGCGCCGCATGAACAGCCCCCGTACAGCCTGGCGTGGGTCACAAGTGAAACCTTCGAGGCCACAAAGCAGCTTGACAAGAGCGCCCGCGTTATTGGCGTGACGGTGACGTTTGACCTGTACGCATTTCCGCGCCAGGAAACCACCGACCCGGACCCCATCCTGGCAATGAACGCCTTCACGAGCAAGTGGAGCGGCGACGCCGTGACCGTAATCGGAAGCGACCGTATGGGCGAGTATACGGAGCCGTCGGACGAACGCCCGGCGGCTTATTTTCGCCTTGCAAACTACCACCGGGCACAGGAAACCAACACCGTTATTTGGCTGGAAGGCGTTCTGGTGGGTCACCTGATCGCGCCGACCTACGCAGGCCGCCAGCGCTGGCTCAAAGCCCTTGCGGACGAGCTTGCAACCCGCGGGGAAGTCGAAATGTTAGACACTTCCCCCATGTTCATACGCGGTTTGGAGGTGGACGGGAGCCTTGACCCGCTCACGGCCGGGCAGATGCGCCTTGCCGTCCGCTGGGGAATCTTGAGGCGGCCGAAGTTCGCCCACAAGCTGAACCACATCAATACGAATTACAACTACAAACCGTAAAAGGAGGCTATTATGGCAGAAACCAAAACCACGGCTGCCGCGCCCGTAGAGGCAGCCGCCACCTATACCGCCGCCGAGCTTATCGCAGCAGCGCCGGAAAAGTTTGGCGTTTCACGCGACATCGCAACCGCCGCCCTGCGCATGGCTGGCAAAAAGTCTGCCACCGTTGAGGAGGCAAAGACGATTATTACCGCGTTTGCAACCAAGGAGGTGAAATAATTATGGCTGGTACCTTTTCTGTGGGCGAATCCAAGACCCGCCCGGGCGTTTACCACCGGCGTTATAGCGTTGGCGGCGGCGAGGTTGCCGGTGCGCTGAACGGCGTCGGCATGGGCATCATTCGCGCAAACTGGGGCCCGCTGAACCGGGCCGTTGCATTTGAGCCGTCCACCAACGTGAACGCTGTGTTTGGCAGCGGCAACACTGAGGACCTTATCACCGAAATGTTTTCCGGCGGTATTTCCAGCGGCTATTTCGTGCGCTGCGGCACCGGCGGCACGGCGCCCACCATCACCCTGAAAGACAACGCGAAGGCCGACGTTGTGACCATTACCGGCGCCTACGTTGGCGATCGGGCATTTTCCGTGTCCGTTCGTGACAGCCTGACCGGCGACGGCCGCGAGTGCATCATTTACGAGGGCACGACCGAGTTCCTGAAGGTGACGTTTGAGGCCGACACCAAGGAGCCCGCAGGCCTGGCCGCGGCTATCAACGCGGCCACCAAGGACTTTGTCGCAAAGGCGACCGCCGCAGGCTCCGGCGTTATGGCTACCGTGACCCAGTCGGCTATGACCAAGGGCACCCAGCCCACGGCTGCGGTCTCCGAGTACAGCACGGCCCTGGACGCTTTCGACGCTGTGCGCGGCAATGTTATCTGCGTGGACACCGACGACGCTGCCGTTCACTCCCTGGTGCAGGCATACATTACCCGCACCTTTACCGGCGGCAGCTACCCGATGGGCTGCGTCGCCGAGAATAAGGGCGTCGAGTTCGACACCCGCACGACCCACGCCGCCGCTTTCAATGACGAGAAGATGCACTACTGCGTCAACGGCGCCCTGAATGCTACCGGCGACGACTACAACGGCTACAAGCTGGCCGCCCGCATTGGCGGCATGATCGCTTCCGTTGCCTCCAACGTGTCCCTTACCCACACCGTTGTGAAGGGTTTTGTTGATCTGGACGAAGGCCTTACCAACAGCCAGATCGAGAAGGCATTGAAGCGCGGCTGCATCGTGCTGACCAAGAACGCTTCCGGCCAGGTGCAGATCGAGCAGGGCATCAACACCCTGGTGAGCCCTGACGGCAACATGGATGCAGGCTGGAAGAAGATCCGCCGCACCAAGGAACGCTTCGAGCTTATGCAGCGCATCGACGACAGCCTGGACCCCATTGTGGGCAAGCTGGACAACGACAGCGACGGCCGCGCCACCGTTATTGCCATGGGCAAGGCAATCATTGCCGCCATGGTGGGCGAAAAGAAGCTGACTTCCGGCGATATGTACGAGGACGAGAGCAACCCGCCGCAGGGCGATTCCGCATGGTTCATCCTTGACATTGTGGACAAGGACAGCTTGGAGCACGTCTATCTGGCGTACAAGTATCGCTTTGCTACCGAAGTAAGCGAATAAAGGAGGGAATAAGCTATGCATAATCAGTCCGGCCCGGCCGACAGCCGCAAGGTTTTGAGCGGCAAGGACGCTGTGCTTTTCAATGGCGAAGGCGTTATGCTTGCCACCATTGAGAACTTCCAGGTCCAGGTGAATGTTTCCAACTCTGATTACCAGCCTCTGGGCGACGCACAGGCACACGCCACCATGACCGGCTACAAGGTATCGCTGAACTTCTCGCAGATCGTGATTGAGGACGACGCCCTGATCACGGATATGTTCGAGATGATGCACAGCGGCCAGCAGCCTAACTGGGTATTCCAGGGCGTTACTTACGGCCGCAACGGCAGTGAGCAGCGCATGAACTACCGCGGCTGTGTGCCTGACGGCAACATTGACCTCCAGGGCGCATCCGTGGGCGATGTTATTAAGCGCGCATGGAACATGGTGGTCAACGACCCGCCCGAGCTCCAGAAGCTCCTGTCCGCATAAGAGAGGCCGCAAAACGAAGAACGGATACAAGGGGAGGCGCCTTGCGAGGGCGCCCCCCCTATTTTGTTTTATTCGCATGAACGAACAAATTTTGTTTTATTCGCATGAACGAACAAAGCCATCATGGAGGACAAAAATATGAGCATCAAAGCTACTGTAAACCCTGCTGCCGATACCGCCGAGATCACCAAAGAGGAGCTGCTCGCGGACGCCCGCGAGCATGAAACTTCTCTGCTGGACGGCCTTCTGACTGCTGCCGGTTTCAAGACCGCAGAGGACTGCATTAAAAAAGTGGTTATTTCCCGCGGCGGCAAGGATCTGTTCAGCTTCCACATCCACCCGCTGAGCGAGGAAGATTACAACGCCTGCCGCAAGAAGTTTACCAAGTACGTTAAGAGCAAGGTACAGGGCGGCATCCGCGTGCCGGAGGAAGTGCACGCGGTGAACTACCGCGCCGCGCTGATTTACGCGGCAACCATCCCGGAGGACCAGGAAAATGTATGGGACAACAAGGCCCTGTGGAAAAAACTTGACCTTGCGACCGGTTACGAGGCCGTGAACGCCCTGCTGATGGCAGGCGAGAAGGAAGCGGTGCTTTCGCTTATCGACCAGATCAGCGGCTACGAGCTTTCCGAGGAGGACGTGGCAAAAAACTAATCCTCGCCGGAGGGCGCGCAACGCTTTTGCACCAGATCTTCCAGCGCACCGGCGTAATGCCGGGCAAGGTCTGGAACGCCCCGCATGGTGAAAGAGCGTTTTGTTTGGCCTCCATGATGGTGCAGCTCGAACAAGAGCAGAAGGCCGGAGAGGAGGGAACAAATGGCCTCTGAAACTTTTAGAATTGCCATTGACGCAACCGTCAACGACAAAACCGGCCCCGGCGTGCAGTCCGCCCAGAAGCGCCTTTCTGGGTTCGACAAGAGCATCGAGCACACCAAAGACCAGTTGGACCGGCTGACAAGTACGGGCTTCCACATTGATCTGGACGCCGTAGACCGGGCGACCGCTACGATCCAGAACGTGGAAACGAGGGCCCGGAGCTTTGCCGGGAAGGCCTGGAACTTTACGGTTGGTATCATTGACAAGGCAACGGCGCCCTTGCAGGGCATTATAAACCTTGTGAGGAACCCCGTCTTGCAGGCTGGTGCCATTTTCGGCGTTTCTGTGAGCCTGGCCGACACGGTGGGTACATACGGAGCCTTTGAGGAATCCATGTCGAACGTGAAGGCCATTTCCGGCGCCACCGGCGAGGAGTTCGAGAAACTCACCGCCAAAGCGAAAGAGGAAGGCGCAACCACGAAATTCACTGCCAAGGATTCGGCGGACGCCTTCGGCTATATGGCTATGGCGGGCTGGAAAACCGAAGATATGCTGAACGGCATTGACGGCATTATGAGCCTGGCCGCAGCCTCAAACGAAGACCTGGCGACCACTTCCGACATTGTGACCGATGCTTTGACGGCCTTCGGGCTGCAAGCATCCGATTCCGGGCACTTCGCCGACGTTCTGGCGCAGGCCAGCGCGAACGCGAACACTAACGTTGGTATGATGGGCGAATCCTTCAAGTACGTTGCCCCTGTGGCGGGTGCATTGAAGTACTCCGTGGAAGACGTTTCCCTGGCCCTGGGCCTTATGGCAAACGCCAGCGTTAAAGGCTCCATGGCAGGCACCAGCCTGAAAACCTCCCTTGCAAACCTGGCGGCCCCCACCGACAAGATGCAGGGAGCCATGGACCGGTACGGCATCAGCCTGACCAAGCGCAACGGCGAAATGAAGACCCTGCACGAGGTTTTGGACAACTTGCGCAGCAGCCTGGGCGGCCTTTCCGAGACCGAACAGACCGCGGCCGCAAGCACCATTTTCGGCAAGGAAGCCATGGCCGGTATGCTGGCAATCATCAACGCATCCGCGGATGATTACAACAAACTGACCGCAGCCGTGAACAACGCCGACGGCGCCTCCCAGCAGATGGCGGACACGATGCTGGACAACATGAACGGCAGCTTTACGCTGCTGCAATCGGCGGTTGATGGCGCAAAAATCGCCCTGGGTGAACGCCTGTCCCCGTACCTTCGGGAGTTTGCAACCTGGATCACCGGCAAAATGCCGCTTGTTGAGGACGCTATCGGCGACGTAATGGACCGCGTAGACGCGAAAATCGAAAATCTGCACCACACCATTGCGGAGTTTACCGCCAGCGACGAGTGGGCAAACGCCGACATTTGGGGCAAGCTGGGCATTGCCTGGGACAAGATCGTGGCGGAGCCGTTCGACGAGTGGTGGAACGGCAGCGGCCGTCAGTTCTTCGCCGACAGGGCCGCAGGCCTGGGCCGTGGCCTTGGCAGCGGCATTACCGCCGGATTTCTGGCTCTGCTTGGCATTGACCCTGCCGGAGCCATTGACGACGGCGCAGCTATTGGCGCAAACTTTGTTTCCGGCTTTATGGACGGCCTGGACTTCGACGGAATCCTGGACGGCTTAAAGACCTGGGCAGAGAACCACAAGGCCCAGGTGGCGGCCATTGGCGCCGTTCTCGGCTTCAAGCTGGTTACGGGCGCAGCAAGCGCCTATTCTAAACTCCGCGGTCTTACCGCGGCTCTTGGCCTTGGAGGTGGCACAGGCACCGGCGCGGGCTCTTCTGGTATGCCTTCCATGGGCGGTTCTTTCAAGACTTCCGCAGCCGTTATGAACGTAACGGCCCAGATGGTGGTTTTGAAGTCTGGCAACTTTGGCGCCGAGGCAGGCTCCAAGGCTCGCCAGGCGGCAGAAGCGGCCTTTTCTGGTGGCACTGGCAGCCCTTCGCTGCCGAGCGGCGGCGCGCTGATCCCGAGCGCGGGCACCCCGGCGACGGCCGGAGCCCTGCCCGGCGCTACAAGGCTTCTCGGCGATGGCAAGGCGACCTTTGATGGGACGGCCGTCGAGATTGACCCGGCGACACTGCCCGCAAAGGGCCTGACTTCCGCAAATAGCTGGCTGGGCAAGTTCCTGCAAAAGGGATCTACCCAGGCTACTATGAGCGCGGACGGCACCCTCACTTCTGTTACCGGTGGCGTTGGCGGCACCCTTGGCACCGTTGGCACGGCCATGGGGAGCCATGCGACCACGGCAGCAGGCATAGCCGCAGCGGGCGGCGCAAGCATTCTGGGCGGCATTCTGGGCCTTCTGGGCATCGGTGCAGGCGTGAGAAACCTGTACCGCGGCACCCAGACCACCGGCAAGGACGCGCAGAACGAGTATTCCAAGGGCGGAACCAAGATCGGCATGGTTGGCGCAGGCGCAGCGGCAGGCGCAGCCGTGGGCACTGTGGTGCCTGTTGTTGGAACCGGCGTCGGCGCTCTTGTGGGTGCCGGTATCGGTGGCCTTGGCGCCCTGGGCTTTGGCGATAAAATCGGTCAGGCGCTTTCTGACGCTCTGGACGAAGGCGGAGCCCTGGACAACCTGAAACAGACGGTCGGAACCTTCTTCACCTCGACGTTGCCGGAGCACTGGACGAGCTTCTGGGACGGCGTGGGCACCACGTTTTCCGAAACAATTCCCTATGCAATCGGCTACGCCCTGGGCAAAACGAAGGTTTTCTTTACCAACACGCTGCCCGAGCACTGGACCGCCTTCTGGGATGGTGTGGGGGAGTTCTGGACCGAGGACGTCCCCGCGTGGGTGGAGAACACCGGCGAAAAGGCCGCAGCGTTCTTCACCGAAACGCTTCCGACCAAGTGGACGGACTTCTGGACCGGCGTCGGCGACTTCTGGACAAAGGAAGTCCCGGCCTGGGTTGAAAGCAGCGCGACGAGCGCGGCGAACTTCTTCACCGTAACGCTTCCGGCGAAATGGACCGGCTTCTGGTCTGGCGTAGGGGACAAGATCAGCGGATTTTTCACCAACGCCAGAAACGCTTTTAGTTCTGGCTTCTCTGCCGGATCGTTTACGACGGGCGGAGGCACGAGCGGCGGCGGTGGCGGACGCGCTACCCCGCACGCAACCGGCGGTATTATGACCAGCCCCCACGTCGGCCTTGTAGCAGAGGACGGCCCGGAGGCAATTATCCCGCTTGGCAGCAAGCGCCGTGGCCGCGGCATTGAGCTCTTGCACAAAGCTGCGGCAGCCCTTGGCGTGTCCGCCCCTTCTGGCGAGCGCTACGACGTGCCGCAGACCCCGAGCAACACCGTGGACGCCCCGACACCGAAAACGCCCAGCAGCCCCGCTTCCGGCGGGCTGGTGAGCCTTGACGTGCCGCAGGCGGCGAATGCCCCGAGTTCCGGGAGCTACGCCCCGGAGAGCGGCGGCAGCACGGTGCAGACCGTGGGAAAGACTGCCTTCGACACCACGGCAGCCGCACCGGCCCTTTTTGGCAATCGGCCGGTGAACGCTTACGCGGAAGGCGGCCTGGTTGGCAACCTGGCGCAGAGCGTGGAGCGCGCCCAGGAGGCTGACCCGTTTGCCGTTGGCAACGAGCAGCGCACCCCGGCGGCCCCTTCTGGCGAGCGCTACGACGTGCCGCAGACCCCGAGCAACACCGTGGACGCCCCGACACCGAAAACGCCCAGCAGCCCCGCTTCCGGCGGGCTGGTGAGCCTTGACG